CGTCAGCCGTGAGTGCTCGATGGTGCCCTGCTCATCTTGGTCAGGTCGATCGGCGGGGTACTCCGCATCGTAGAAACACACGCGACCACTCACGACGCAGTGCGAAACGTGCGAGCGCTTGGCCTTGGACGAAAGCAGAACGAACCCTGCATCGACGTGGGGCGTGCCCATGCTCAAGCTGCAATGATCCGCTCGGATCAATCCGTTGATCGCGAACATCCCACGATCGGCCGTCGCACCCGTCCATGCGAAGTTGATGTCTTGCAGAACGAGTTGCCCGTCTTGGAGCGTGACCCCGTACTCCGTGGCGAGGAGCGAGGCCCCGTCGACCGTGATGGTCGGGCGTTGAAGTGTCGTCGCAGTGGCGTTCGTGTGCTTCACAGCCCCACGGATCGTGAGCGTGAGCCCTCGGCCTGCACGAGGAGCGATGATCTGCGGCGCGGCCAGCGTGTAGGCGTGGCTCCCAAACACCACGATCTCCGCGCGCTCCGGGCGGTTCGCGTCGACGATGCTCGCGAGGTGCGCAAGAGCGTCCTCCACCCCGCTCGCGCCGTTGAAGTCGCCGACATGCGTCACACCGTCCCCCACGGTGTAGGTGACGGTGTCGAGAGAGCGCAGGCTCTTCGTGCGCTCGAGACTGAGCGCGCTGTCGGGATCGAGTGGGCGGACCGGGCGAGAGAACCAATCCCACGTGCCCGAGGCGTTCGCCCCCTTGATGTCCTGGATCTGGCGCGCGAGCGCGCGCAGCGCAGGATAGACCTCGTTCACGCCGACCGTGAGCCCTTCGCGTCCTGTCGAACGATCGAAGTCGCCGATGGCCCCTGCACCGTCCTGCGTCGAGCGCTGGTACGGCGCGTCACCCTCGAGCGCGAACGTGCGCACGTCCGTGATGTCACCGCCGGCGACGACAGCCCCCGTCCAGTTCACGTCGGCTAGATCGATCCACTCATCGGATGGAGCACCGGTGAAGCGCAGCTCGAACCCTGGAAGGTGTCTCGTCGGCTCGTTGCTGATCGACTCGGAGTCGAGGCCCGGATCCCAGAACGCCCTGTTATCCGACACGCCGTCGGCGTAGGTGAAACGCATCTGGACGCGGTAAACGGCGTTCGGTTGGCCGACGAAGTCGAGCGTCTGTTGGGCGTTGCCCTCGAGATTGCCGTCGTCGTCGTCGCCCCCGACGAGCTGTCCGAACGTGACATTCGTTCCGAGGTTCTCCGCGCCGAGTGCGAGCGACAGTGCTGCACCACCCCCACCGTTGTTCAGGCTCACGACGATGCGCGACGTGGGGGGCGCCTCCGGCTCGACAGCGAACCCCCGCACGAGATAGTTCTCGCTCTCGCCGAGAAGCAGCTCTCGAGCCGTGCGACGGAACTCGCCGAGGACGAGGAAGTTCTCGGCTACCTTGTCCGGGATGTCGACGCGCTCTTGCGCGGTCCACTGCACGATCCTCATAGGGTGTGGATCCTTTCACATCTTCACGGACACGTCCACCCGTGTACCCGCCGGCCGCACTTGGTCCAGCAGGCACCTCACGGCGCGAAGAGGGTCCGACAGGTACGCGTAGCGGTCTTGATCATCACGGATCGTTTCGTCGTCCGCGAGGTAGTGATAGGAGATTGTCGGGTCGGCACCATAGGCCGTATAGTCCACCAGAACCGCCGTGCCGATGGCACCTGGACTAGCCCCCAAGGTGATCACATTGGTCCCTGGTACGAACACACCGCCACCGGCGTAGAAGTTCGTGACCCCGTCTCGCCGACCGCGTCGCGTCGGGATCGTGTCCAAATAGACGCCGTTCACGGTGCGGAGCTGGACGGGCACTCCCCCGAAAGACACTTCCACCGCGTTGAGCCCGGTTGTCAGCTCCGGGTGGCCGCCTGTCAGGATGAAGCGCCCGCGAACGCTCGTCGCGAGCGCCACCTCGATCGCCACGAAGATCTGATACGGGTCCGAGACGAGTCTCTCCCAGATCTCATAGCTCGTGGTGTTCCCCATCAAAGCCTCGAGCACAGTGTCGAAGGCGTCGACGGTGGTCTTCGGAAGGTACCCCAACGCTCGGATGATTCTCCGCCACGTCGTGTCACTAATACCCGGGCATTTCCGAAGCCCGAGATTCCGCCCGATCACGTTGAGATCTTCTCCGATCGCGAAGTCCACGAAGAACCCGCGTCGAGTCAGATCGATCGCAGAGGTGTTCTGCGCCAAGTCGATCACGAGCGCCCCGACGGGGTGTGCGATTGCCTTCGTACCGTCGACGGCCCGAGTCAGACCCGTGAAGGCGAAAGGGGCGGCCGACGTGCGGCCCGTTGCAGTGACGATCTCACCATTGATGAGCAGCCGAGCGTCGCTCGCTCCATCGGTGTACTCACCGAACCGAAGCGTGCTTTCTACGGCCATTGAGCCCACTTCCGCGGCCGTGAGCACAGAGTCGAGCCTCGTCACAGCTCGCCCTCCGGCTAGGTTCACCTCGCCGAGGATGCCGTCCAAAATGGCGCGTAGAAGCCCCACGTCACCCTCCCGACAGAATGCGAGGCCCTACAGACCAAGGAAGCGACCATTTGCTGCGACAGCTCACCACGGGATACTCGTTCGCGTGCTCCCGTACGTCGAGCGCGTTGAGGAGATCTACGACACCGCCCGATGTGGTCACACGAAGATCATACACGCCATCGTCGAGCGCCGGCATTCCGACGTACGCCCGATTCAATGACACGTCGAAACGAGGATCGAAGATGTATCCGGTCCCTACAGCCGCCCCTGCCTTGCGGATCTCCACCTCCATGTCGTCGGCGAAGTTCGTGCCGAGGATCAAGACAATCGTACCCCCCTCTCGATCGACGATCTCGGGGGACACACCGATCAACGTCGGCGGGGGTGCCGCGGAGCCCGACCCCCACGGCCCGCCAGCTCCCCACGGTCCTGTACCCCAAGTCATTGGCTACCATCTGGCGCGATCGGCGCCGGCTCAAAGTCGTCGGTCACGTGCGAGCCCGCCTTGCGGCGCGCACGTCCGGCAGCCTTCTCCGACGCCGTGGCGGCTCGCTCGACGAGCCGCGCTCCGGGCTCGCATCTGCGCGTCGTGATCGCGTCGGCCGTGGTCGGCTGCTCAAGCTCGGTCACGACCTCGCGCGCAAGGTACCCCAGCCGACCGGCCAGCTCAGTCGCGAAGTCGGCGTCAGCGACGATCACGTTGTCCACGATCCCGTCGGCCTTGATCAATGCGAAGCGTCCCATCGTCGCTCCTCCTTCAAGCCCAGTACTCGAGGATCACGATCCCGTCGGAACCCGCGCCGCCAGCGGCGCCGCCGCCCCCCGCGCCTCCCGTGCCCGAGCCCGCACCGCCACCGCCGCCACCGCCGCCACCACCGCCGCCGCGGCCGTTCGTGCCGGCTGCACCAGGGGTGACCGGCGAGGAGCCGGCAACGCCGTCACCGGCACTGTTCGCCGCACCACCGACGCCGCCGAGGTAGGCACCTCCCGACGTCGACGTGGCCGCGGCCTCGCTGCCCTGCGCGATCTCGTCGCCGAACCCGCCCACCGCGCCACCGCCACCGCCGCCGCCACCGCCGTGCGTGCCGCCGCTCTGCGCGCCACCGTCTGTGTACCCCGGATAGTCGGGGTTGTTGTTCGTCGAGAGGATCGGCCCGCTGATATAGGCGACGAGCGGGCCGCCCTGCGAGCCATTGACCCCAGCGTTGCCTCCGCCGCCGCCGTTGAGGGATCCACCTCCCGCCGAGGCCATGTTTCCGTTGACGCTGGACGCCGCCGCGGTCGAGCCGTTGTAGGACGCCGCGCCGGACGATCCCGATCCGGTGCCTCCGGCACCTCCGGCCGCTCCGCCGGCCGCTCCCGCCGTGCCGCCTAGACCCTGGCTGCCACCGATCGTGGTGTCTGCCGCACCGGTCCTGCGGGCCGCACGCAAGAGCTTCGTCGCGCCACGCAGGATCTCGGTGTAGCCACCGTTGCCGCCGCTGTTCCCCGCTGCTCCGGCCGCCGTGGCGGCGCCTCCGGTGCCTCCGGCTCCGACGGTGATCGTGAGCGTCTCGCCGGGCACCACGGGGACGAGTAGGTCGCGGACGGAGGCCGCTCCACCACCGCCCGACCCTCCACGGCCGCCGCCGCCGCCGCCAGCGTTGGCGCTCGCGCCCGCACCACCGCCAGCTCCGGACGCACCCCCGCCGGCGCCCGGGCGGATGGCGGCGACCACGATCGACGTGACCCCACCCGGGACGACGAAGGAGCCGGATGCCGTAAAGGTCTTCTGTATGCGGTTCTTCGCCATCACTCACCTCTTAGAGGAGCCACCAGTTCGTGCCATCGAAGAGCACGTACCAGGTGCCGTAGTCGGCCGCGAGTGAATAGCTCGCCGCGACGCCCTCGATGCTCTCGGCGCCCACCCTCGCGAGCGTGGCAGGCGCGACGCCGAGCCCGCCGGTGCAATCCTTGATGATCAGGTGCCAGCCCGTTGGCGCCCCCGCCGGCAGCGTGAGCGTGATCGCCGCCGCTGTGATGCGGATCACTCGGTCGCCGAGCAAGATCGCGTCGTTCACCGCGACAGCTCGCGGCGTGAGGATCGTACCCCGCGTCGGGTTGAGATAGCCGCGGTGCGTCCAGGTCGTCGTCGCCGCAGCCGGGGCCGAGGTGATCGCGGCTGCCGTGGTTGTACCGATGTTGATGTCACCGTTGGTTGCGCCGGTGCCTGCATTCAGGATGAGATCCGCACCGGGACCAGCGCCAGGGGCGCCACCGGCTGCACCGCCCTGACCGGCGGTGATAGTGACATCTGCGCCAGGGCCGCCGGCCACTGCGCCATCACCGGGTCCGCCGCGGCCACCCGTGATCTGAAGGCCACGTGCATTCCCACCGACGAATGTCTCATCTTGAGTGCCGACGACGAACTCGACGTTACCCCCTGTCCCGAACAGCCCGGTTTCATACAAGTGGAACCCATCACCGAACGACACCTCCTCGAACGTGATCCCGAAACCAGTGGCACGGGCTGTGATGTTCAGCTCGTCTTCTCTGATTTCGATCTGCTTCAGCGCGTTGATCGAGATGCCGATACCTCCAGAGCCACCCCCAGCGGTCGGGTAAAGTCCGTTTGAGAACTGATCGAGTGCGATACCTGGAGTGGCTTCTGCGCCCGCAAACGTTGATTGGACGTTCACCCCCGTGTTGAGGATCAATGGACCCTGATTTCCACCGACGTTGATGCCAAGTCCGGCGATCCCGGATCCGAGCACGTTGGGAGACACAGTGACCACAGCGCCGCCTGAACTAAGCGACACATCACCCGCGTAACCAACCCCGAAACCGCCATCGGCACCAGGCTCACCACCGAGCAGAATGACGGCTCCGCCGTCATCTGAAGGAGCTGCAACGCCAGCCGCACCTACACCGCCGATCGCTATCACGCGACCGCCGACGCCCGCGGCTTGCGGAAAGATGGCGCCTGGAGGAGGTGGGGTCAGATCGCCGGCCGAGCCGCCAAGGTAGAGGTCACGCCCCGCGGTCGTCCCGTCGCTTGGGAGCGGATTGACCGTGATGTCGTTGCCGCCCTGGATCAGTCCGCCGTCGAGCGTGATTTCACTCCCACCATTCACGATCGTGACGGGGGTGCCGACGACAGACGTGTCGATCTGCTGGCCGTTGTCGTATGCGTCTTGCAGCGCGATCCCCGGAGCGAGCATGAACCCGTGGACGTCCCGGATCGCCTCCTCGCGTGCCGGTGCCCAGCCCGCTACCGCATCGAACTGCCGCGTCTCTCCGGCGGCCGGTACGCGCCAGTCGTACGGCAGCGCGAGACGGATCGCATAACCCTGTTCGTCCGCGTCGTCGGCCGTCGTCTTCAATGCGTCGACGTACGTGATCAACCGGATCAAGTACGTCCCGGCGATGTCCGGAGTGAACGACGTCGTCGACAGTACAGTGCTCGACAGAGCCGCGGCAGAGCCGATCGGCTTATAGAGCATCTCCCACGTCCAACCCAGCACTCCAGTGTTGTCGAAGTTGCTGAGCGTGACGGGCGCTCCGAGTGACCCGTTGTCGACGGATCCGGTAACCGGTCCACCGCCGTCGTCGATAACGATCTCTGCGCTCATGGGATCCTCACGTCAGAACGATCGCGGCCGCTGTGATACGCGCGACCTGATAGGCCAGGATGATCTGATCAGCCACGGGGGGTGTCGAGCCAGTCAGCTCGATGAATCGGAAGTTCGCCATCCCTTCGACCGCCATGGCGCGCTCGACGATCTCCGCAGAAATGACGTGCTCGCCGATGTCCAACGTGTTGATGTAGCTCTGAATCACTGCGGCCACGTTCGTCAACACCGTCGCGGTGTCGAACCCGGTGCTCACCGTGATCGCCGCTTCTACATTCTGGTGCACCGTCAGCGGAGCTTTCACGAGCACCATGACCCCTGCCGCTCGGACCCCGGGGTAGCTGATCGCATTCGTCGGGTCTCCGTCGATCACCTTCTGCGTCTGTTGAATCAGACCGGTGTAGTAGCGGTATTCTGCGGTGACCACATCCGCGGGAGCGAGTGCCGCGGCTAGCTCCACCTGACCCAGCGCTGGATTCAGTTCGTAGTCCGTACCACGCACTTGCAACATGCCATTGATCCACAGCTCGAACGCTCCATCGTCTCGAATCGGGCGCGCGGTCGTGAAGAGGTTCAGCTCACCCCCGAGAGCCGCCGCGAGGAGCGTGTCAGGAGCCCCCAGGTAGGTCACTGAATACTCTTCCACGCCACCCGTACCGTCGTCGATGTAGAGGTCGACGAGACCGCTCGGCGTGATGCCCTCCACCACCTTCGCGAAGAGGACTCGGCGGCCATCGGAGAGGCGCACGTTTCGTGCGAAACCCTCGAGCGCCGTCACCGTGCCCCGCGAAAGCGACTGCACGTATGATTTGAGTCGGGCCCGGAACTCCCGATCGCTCTCCCGGTCACGCCCATTTTCGAGGCTGACCGCGTTCGTGACCGCCGTGACGCCTGCGACGCGCGAAACGAACTTCACGATCGAGGCGCCGTCGACGTTCGCGCGCTCTCCGGCCTCCAGGGCGACGACGTCGACGGGGGCCGACGAGGTGTTGCCCGCTGTGATCTGGCCCGCGGCCGTCGTGCGGTACTTGACCAACCCGTCTTGATCCTCGGCCGCGACGATGGTCCCGATCGGGATGTTCGTGATCCCCGCAACACCCGGGCGGATGAACGTCACCTCTCCGGTGGCGAAGAGAGCTGCACGACGCACGATCGAGGCCGGCTGGATCTCCGCTGCACGGCGGTCGAGGTCCGATCCGGTAGCGGTCTCGATCGAGAAGAGCTGCCGGAGGCGAGCGAGCTGAAAGTAGACCTCGGCGATCTCGTTCGCCGCCGCGGCGAGCACGTGATACACGCCGCCGTTGCGCTCCAGCCTGGAAAGCCCAGATCTCGCCACAACTCGCGCCGCCATGGCGCGCAGGATCTCGATCCGGTTACGAGGTCGGAACACGGGCATGACTACGCTCCACCGCTAGCACGACCGAACGGGAGAACGAGCGTCACATCGCTGTGACTCCCCTTCACGATCGGTTTGATTTCCTGGGTCAATACATCACCGTCGAGCACCACCTCCGACTCTGAGATCCCTTCGATCCTGCTGTCCGACAAGATGGCCTCTCGCAGGTTCAACGAGGCTAGCACAACGTGCTGGATTGTACCCTTGCGACCCACGTTTCTGTTGATCCCAACGTCCGGCAAGAACGTAGTGGAGCCACGCTCCGTGAAGATCGACACAGCCGTACCCTGGACCACGTTGGCGATCCCTCGCGCATGCTCGGCATCCCCTGCATCTCGAGGCGGGACGCGGAAGTCGAGCACCCCCGTTCGGTTCAAGAGATCCATGTCGATCGCGAGGTCGACACCATAGAGAGCGTCATCAACACTCACGTAATCCGCGCTGGACCCTCCGGATCCGCCGGTCCCCTCACGCGTCGGGATCAAGATGTCATCCCCCGGCGCCAAGAGACCCGGCCCGCCGCCCGGTGCCAGGTACGGGGCCCGCAGATCATTCACGATCACGATCAGCTCCGGCGAGCAGTCGTGCCGTGCTCCGAGGCTCTCCAGCGTGTCGGTGCGTGTGAGACGCACGGTGCGCACGCCGCGGTAGGCCGACAGATCGAACCCCGCTTCGCTCTCAGACCCTCGAGTGGCCCGAGTGCGTGAGCCAATCGTTGCGCCAGCGGTGCCGTCGACGAGGTCCCGCTCCGTGAGATCTCGTTCTCCACGGTAGGGTTGGAGCACATCGCTGGGGGGCGCCGCAAACCGCTCCGGGAACGCCATGATCCTGTTGAGAGCATCCTCCATCTCGCGCAAGCTGCGGGACGCCTCCCCCTCCGGTCCCTTTGTAGAGTCGATGAGGTCTACCGCGAGGTAATCAGCAGCATCCGCCACCTGATCTGCAACGCTGGCCGCAAGCCGAAGGGGGTATTGAATGAAGGTGTCGCTGATCGCCGTGCTGGCGATCCGCATGGGGTATTGCGTGAACGTGTCGATCGTGCCCGAAGTGGCCGCCGAGACGGCGTTCAAGAGCTGCCCGACGTTCACGAGAATCGTGTTGATGTTGCCGATCTTACGCCGGATGAGACCGACGTTTGCGCTGACCTCGGCGAAAGCTGCGCGCGCGTCGTTCAGCCCGTTCGAGATCTGCCGCGTCGCATCCGTGAAAAGGTCGCCCGCGTTCTGTGCGTTGCGCCGACGCAACTTCGAGATCAGAAACGCATCCCCGATCGCTTGCGCCGTGATGCGGTAGTAGTACGTGAGCCGACTCATTTTGTAGTCTCGCGGCGTCACGAACTGCGGCTGCGCCAATATGAAGTGATCATCATCCCGGAGAACGTGCAGGATGAGGCGAACGTACGCAGCCGATCCAGGGCTCTGCTTCAAAAGCGAATATCTGCGGAACATGTCTCGCAGATCCTTGAAGTGGTCTGAGCCCGTCTGCGGTTGGCCGTTGTTCTGCGCACCCTCGAATGCGGTAGCAGCTCGCTTCTGCGCGCCGAACGTCCCCTCGATCGTGATCGTCCGTTGAATGATCCCCACGCTCTCATCGACGACGGTGTTTCCTTCGGTCGGCGTGAGCACCGAGGCATGGGGCTCTGTCAGCTCGTAGTGCTGCGGGTTCAGCACGAGCACATGAACCTGTAGAGGTTGCTGCTCTCGGATGTCCACCAGCTCGAACACGAATCCGTTCGCGAATCCTTGCACCAGATCAGCCGCGGGGGCATCCGCGCTCCCTGGCATCTGGATTGTGACTCGTCCGTGGACGAGCGGCAGACTTCCGAAACCCATGAGCCTATCCTACTCCGAGCGCTATTCGAGTGCACCGCTCAACACGCGGTCCGCGGCGGGGCCATCGGTGTCGACCCCTCCCGCACGTTGCAGCGCCACATCTGTGGTTTTGACCCGAACGTCGGCGAAGCTGGCCAGGTGGGCCACGACGCCCTGGGCAACCGCCGCACAGGTGCGCTTCCTGTCGGCATCCTCTTGGCCTGTGACAGCACCGAACTCGGCAACGATCGCATCATAGATGGCCCGGGCCATCGTCCCCGGAGCGACCGTGCTCGTACCTGCGACCATCGTCATATTCGTCTATTTCTTCGCCTTCGCGAGGTCTGAGAGCAGCGCAGTCCCCATCGAGGACAACGTGTCGACTTGGGGCGCCGCCGGTACTCCGGTACTGCCCCCCATCGGCACGGTGTGCGTGTGCGTGTTGAACTTCGCGCTCCAGAAGGTATTCACCTTGTCGATCTCCGTGTTGTAGAAGGTGCGGAAGCTGTCGCCGAGCACGATCCGCTCGTCGGCCCCCTCGCCGAGGTCGACCCGCACCTGACCTCCATCCTTCCACACCTCGAGCACGTCAACGCCGTCCATCTCCACCGTGAAGCGCTCCGACTCCTTCACGCGGATCCGCACCTGGCCTCGACCGCTCGCAGGGTCCTCGTCGACCTTGTCGTCCGTGGCGCCGACCGTGTCGAGGAGGACGTCACCGGCGTCGCTGACCCGCAGCTCCACCCCCGCGTGCCGCGTGTAATGCTCCCGGTCATGCGGCGTGCCTCGCTCGCTCCCGCCGTTGCCCTCCTCCCACCCCACCCCCTCGATCACTTCGCGTCGCGACTGACTGTGTGGGTAGGCTCCCGTCACGATCGGGAATCGAAAGTCACCTTCGAGGAAGTCGACGAGAACCACATCGCCGTCGACGTCGTCGAGGACCGTGGCGAGACCAAGGAAGGTGCCGCGTCGAGAGAGCACGGCGTCGATGTTCAAAGGCTGATTGTTCGACAACGTGCGCGTCGTCTTGCGCGGCACCCACGGCGAGGCATCGTTCCGGCCGATGCGCGACATGATGGGCACTCGAGTGAGCTTCGCGCCGGAGCGCACGAGGACCACGTCGGCCTCGACGGCGAAACCTAGGTCACTGCGCCCGTCGCTGTCGGATACGTACGTCTCGATCACCACTGCGCGGTAGGGTCCGCGTGTCGTCTCGTAGGGGCGCGGCTGCCCTCGCACGCGCATGTCGAGCCCCGCCTGGTAGACGACCCCTTGCGGGCCGCGCGTTGGGCTGTACCGGCTCATGGCAAGCCCTCCAGGGGATCCATGCTGGCGTCGTCGAAATCGAGCCCGGAGATCCCGATCGGCTCGCCGCTCTCGAGTGCCTCTTGATCGAGCGTAGACTCGTCGCTCTCGAACACGACGGGCTCTAGCTGGACGACGTGCTCAAACACGACGGGCTCTAGCTGGACGACATGCTGCTCTCCACGGAAAGCCCGACCTGCGTCCACCTCTGACGGGGAGGGCTGATCCGATTCGTCCGGTGTCGTCGTATCGGGATCGGCCTCGGTCACCCCTTCGCCGGGGAGCCCCCCATCGACGATCTCTGCCTCTGCCCCCAGCTCTTGCACGTAGGCAATCTGAAGGTTGGCCAGCTCCGACATAAGCTCGTCGGGGGGCGCCGCGGGTTCCGCGGGCACCGCGACGGCGGGGGCCGGCTGCCGATCCAGCTCTGCGTACACCGCGCGGAGGTGATCTTCGTCGGCGTACTCACCCCGTGTCAGCGTGAGCGTGGTCTGCCCGGCTTGCCCGTATGTGTACGCGTTCACGACCCCCTCGACGTAGTACGTGATCACACCATCATGCCGGTGCTCTCGCACACGGTGCCCGATGCGGATCTCCGGCCGCAGTCGCGTTGTGGCGATCGTTCCGCTCAACTCCAACGGGGCCGGCGCGTACCAGTCGTGCAGACGACGCAGCCAGTTACCAGCGAGCTGCGCGAACTGCGTACCTCTCTCCCGAGAAGAGATCGGAAGAAACGGCGTGCCTTGCTGCCACTTGCGCAGCCCGTACTTCTCGATGCTGGCGATGTTCCAGATTGGGATCGATCCCGGGCGTCCAGTCTGCGCGCCGTGTTGCTGGAGCACCCCTTGCAGCTCGATACCTTGCCGGCCAGCGAGGTCCATGATCCAATAGTTGAACCGATGTGCCGGGCCGCCCTTCGCGACCTGTCTCGCGTTGACGTCGGACAGCTCCAGCTCGTGCGTGAGCAGCCGATCCCACCGCTGTGTATCGCCGAGCACCTTGAACGGCTTGCGACGCAGATAGATCGTGGGAACGAGCCCAGATAGCGCGTTCTTGGGTTGCCCCTGAGCTGGGCCCATGTCGAGCCACAGCTCGTTTAGCAGACCGTTTGCGTACTCCTGGAGTAACGACCACAGATTCTTGCCGTCTTGGTCAGGGGCGACGAGCGACGCGTCCGCATAGAACCCGTCGATCTCTTCGTCCTTGCACCCGATCCTACGCCGCAGAATGTCGTAGAACGCTCCACTACCGAGCCCGGGCGGGAGCCTCCACGGTTGAGTCGTGCCCTCGTAGTTTCCCACCCAGGCGTTGATCAACGCCTCGACGAAACCACCGGGCGGGCCGGTGATGTTCCCTGAGAGGCGCTGGAAGATCCCGGCGATACCGACGACAGCCGCTTGATCGTAGATGTTGACGAACGCCTGCGTCTGCTCGAAGATCTTGCCGAAGTCTCGACCTGAGATCGTGTAGACCTCCGCACGTTCACCTTGGGCTTGTCGCGACGTGTTCTCCGAGACGGTGTCGATGATCCCGAGCGTTCCGTCGATCACCTCCCCGTCGCACACCCACTGGATCAGCACCCACGCGCCCTCCGGGTCGCTCCACAAGCGCGTCCAGCTCTCCGCCACGCCCGTCCCACGGACGGCCGCAGACGACGCCCGGTGCACCTCCAGCGGCTTTTTCACAGTGATCGAAAACGCCCCCGCGGCCCCACCGAACTGTTTGCTCGTCTGGGCTCCGACGATGTACCCGAACGCCGGATCGAAGCCATCGACAGAGCCCGAGAAACCGTCGCGATCGAAGCTGTAGAACGTGAGCCGCACACGCGTGTGCGTGGCCTGCTCCTCGTAGACTTGCCTCGCGCCGCGCATCACTCCACCGTAAGAGCGCCCGCCCCGACCGGATTGACGCTCTCGAGGGCTCGGGCAGCAGCGGTAGCCTCGTCTGCTACGCCTTGGAGGTGTCTGACTGCTGCGGCCGTCCCCTCCGCCCCCTCTAGTGCGGGGAGCCCCATGGCTATGCGGTTCGCGTTTGTACGTCCGAGGGCTTGCTCGCGAGACTCGCCACGGCGGCCGGTGATCCGCCCGTCGCGAGCCGCCTGTAGCTCGACGGCTTGGCGCGCCTCTTCCGCAGTGATCGTACGTCTCTGATTGTCCTGTACCGCTTGGTTGACCTCTCCGACGAAGCTGCGGTTTGGATCCGTCAGGATGCCGAAACCCTCCGCGGTGTTGCGCTCATACTCTGCCGCTGCTTCATCCCCCATGGCCCACCGCACCACGGCGGTCCCTGGGGCCGCGACCGCCTCCCCGACCCCTGCAACCCCTTCGGCCAACGCTTGCGTTGCTAGCTGTCCGAAACCGCCTTGCTCGAATGCAGTAGCAAGCCTCTCCATTGACCCGATCAATCGGTTCATGACGGGGGTTATGTGCTGCATTCCAGTGCGCATTACGCGCACGTCGAGGTTCTGGATACGCTGCGCGTTGTTCGCCTGTCCAGCGCCGACAGATTGCCGTTGTAATGCGAGGTTGCCGGAGAAACGACCTGCGTCGAATGCGCCACCGGCGCTGGATCGCCGACTTGCCACAGTGTCTTGCGCCAGCGATTGATTGAACGACGCGTCATTGACGTTCATGCCGTTCTCGAACAACTCCCTGGACTGCACCGCCGACATGTCGACGCCGAGGCCCTCCATCGCAGATCGAATCAAGAAGGCCCCCGTGTCGCCGTCCGAAGCCATGCCTCGGATAGACTGCACGAACGCCTGCATCGCTTGCGGGTCACGGCTCTCCAGCCGCTCGAGGGCCTGCTGGTATGAAGTGCCACTCCCGAACCCGGCCGCGCGTAGAGCGAGCCCCTGCGCAAAGCCTCGACCTCGTCCGGCGCCACCCATCCCCTGTCCGAAGCTGCTCGCGAACCGTGAGCCCGCCTCACCCTGAAACGACGCACCCGAGCTGGTGAACGCGGTGAAGAGCTGCAACACGCTGCTCGGCGCGAGCGGGATGCCCCGCGATCGCGCTTCTTCTGCGAAGCTCGCCACGCCTTGCAGATATTGATCGAGGCGTGTCTCCCGGATCCCCGAAATCAGCCCTGCGCCGACAGCCTCTTCCATTAGCGCCGATGGGTCGTCCACGCGACCTCCCGACGTCTCCATCGCGCCGACGACGCCGCCTGCTCCGTTCACGCCGAGGAGCTGCGAGAGCGCGAGCTGCGTCCCGAAAGAACCCGAGAGCCGAGAGCCTGTGAGCCCGCTGCTGCCGGCGAACTGCGCCGCCAACCCAGGGATCATCCCCGGGGCAAGTCCGTACCCACCTACCCCCTTAGCGACCATGTGATTCATGCCGCCGCGGCCGACGCCCGTTTGCCCGAAGACGGCCGCCTGCGCTTGTTGCTGTTGCGCATACTCGTTGTAGAGCCGGACCGACGTTTGTGCGGCCGCGCCGAGCGTGCCGCCGATGTAGGGGATGGCCCCGAGCGCCGACGCCACCGCGCTTCCGCCGACGGCCCCCGCTGCAAGCCCACCGACACCAAGGGCCGTCTGCGTCATCTGCTGCCGGATGAGCTGCCGGGTGCGTTCCTGCTCGCGTTGCAGGTCACGGGCTCTGCGTTCCTCCGCCCGCTCCCGACGCGCATCCTGCGCCTGCTGGTGCGCGTTTGTACCGCCGGCGCCACTGCCGGGAGCCCCCACAGAGGCGGCACCCGCCGGAACCCCGCCGACGCTCCCGCCGAGCTTCCGCACCTTCTCGAGCTGCGCCACGATGCGCTTGAGCGAATCCTCGTAGCGGTTCAGCGCCTTGGCGTCGAACGCGCGCTCCAACGCCTTTGACAGGCCGACCACCTGACGATCGTCGACGCCGATCTCGATCACCGTCTTGTGGCGCGTCTCCGTCATCCGAGGTTCCGGTCCGGGGCCGTGGCAGCCAGCTCGATCGCGTCGAACTCCGGATCGCCTGTAAGGTGTGGTGTGTCAGCTAGGGCGCGAGCTTCCTCGCCTGTTCGCACTTCCACTTGAGGATCTTCGATGCCAAGCCGCTCTGCGTCTCTGTCGCGTCGTGAGCGGCGCTTCCACGCGGCGACGCGTTCCGACTCGACGGCATCCGCGGCCTCGTGCAGTAGGATGTGCTCGAGGGCTTCATCGAGACGAAGTTGCAAGAGTCTTTCGTCGTTGAGGGGGAGCCGGTGCCTCCTCGACCACATCAGCATCGTCCGCTTCACCGCTTCCGCGGCGGTCCGATCCGTTCTCTCGAGCCAGCTCTTCGCCGCCTCGAACGTCACCACCCGCCTTCGAGCTGCCATGAAATCGACGCTCGTAATCGGTCACCTCCTTGTACAGCGCCGATAGCGGCGTCCCGTCGTAGAGGTTCCAGACGTCCCACCAGTCGGGCAGGTGCTTCGGATCGAGCGTGACGGTGAGGTACGCGATCTGCTCGACGATCGAGAACCCGTTCAGGTCCGCGGCCGCGCCCAAGGGGAGATAGTTCGCCTTGAGCTGCGCCATCTTCACTTGGTCGCCGAGGTTCGGCACCTTGTAGACGAACGTGTGTTGATAGCGCTTGCCGCGCGTACCGACGACGTCGAGGTGGATCTTCGTGATCGGGGGAAGCCCGTCGTCGCCATCCTCCGACTTCTTCTCCCTGTTCGCCTCTTCGAGCACCTTGCGGGGATCTGCGAGTGTCATGGTCCGGACCTTTCAGCTACGCGCCCCGGTGAGCCGCCGAGGCGCAAGGATCAAACGATCTCGCTCTCGTCCATCACGCGGATCGCGACGAACTCCACATCGGTCAGCACGATGCCACGGGCCCCGATGTTCTGCGTGTAGCGCGAGGGCTTCACGCGTTGGATCGTCGCGACGATGGTGCCCGTGACGGAGTCCTCGATGGTCGCCGTCATCTCGGGGTGTCGCAGGATGTCCTCGAGACGCGGGAAGAGCACGACGCCGTCCCGGTTCTTGATCGGGTTCGTGATCACCCGGACCATTTGAGCGGAGAGCGTGCAGCGGTACGCCGTCGCGACGTGCTCCGCGACCTCGAGCTGATCGAGCACCTCGACAGGATCCTGTTGGATCTCCTCGGAGAAGGAGACGTTCGTCGCGTACATCACCTTCACGCCATTGATCGTGAAGCGTGCACGCGCGCCTGAGAGAACGAGCCCTCTTCCAGACATAACTAGCTCCTTGTCGCTCTTGCTCGCCAGCCAGGGGGTCGACGCTCGTTGACAAGCGCAACACCTAGTGGTTGTTTCAAAACTTCGATTCGATGCTTCAAGGTAGCGGGGTCGAGTCCTAGCTCTCGTGACCAAGCAGCGAGTGTTTGCCGCCTACCGTTGTGTTCTATCCACCGAGTGTTTCGGCGGTTCTCTTTCTGCTGCAAACTCGTGGCCCAGCGTACGTTACCAGGAACGTAGCCTTTTGAGTTGTCGATGCGATCGATTTCATGTTGCGCAGATGGTTTCAGACCGATGTGAGCAACAAACAAACGAGGGTCATCAATCCACGCCTGGTGTATCTCCACACCCAGGTACATTGGATTGCGGCGTACACGGTTCTCCATGGCCCGGAACGTGTCGAACTCCATGGTCCCACTAAGACCGTGTTGGCGTTGGTCACGCCCAAGTTTGCTGCCCTTCTTCACGCTGTCTGTCTCACCGCAACTAGGTGAACGGTTATTGGTATGAAGTTGATCGGGAGCACCGGGGCGACCTCGACCGACACCGGGAACACGTCCCCGACCTGCTCGACCTGAAGACTCCGCCACGCGACGATGATCTGGTCGTTCACGAGACGGTTCAGCGTGTCCGCCGCGAGCCCCTTGATGCTCGCGGCGGAGCCGGCGAGCCCCCGCTGGCCGATGCGCTGTTCCAGCGCTCGGCGCAGCTCGTAGACCGCGTAGTTCGCGGCCGCGTTCGCCGACATCTCCGTGAAGACGACGTTGTCGTCTGCTAGGTGCGTCGTGATCGAGCGCACCCACCGGATCCCGAGGGCGTCGACCTTCTCGGAGAACATGAGGCCCGCGTCGATCATCTCCTCGGCGTCGTCCTCGACCGTCCAAGAGCTGTCGCGGCGGACGTCCGTCACGAACGGGCGCTTGCGCGTGAGCGGCTCGCCGACGGGGCTCCCCGCCTGCATGCCGGCGGCCAGCGCCGCGTAGATGAACGGCGGGAACCACTCCTCTTCGAGCGTGTCGGGGTTCGAGCGCTTGCACTCCTCGGAGATCGCGGAGATGTGCCGCGTCCCGAGCGCCTGGATCTGCGACTTGATGTTGCTCTTGGTCTCGCCGGCTCCAGGCGACGTGCCGATTCCGACGTAGCCGTTGGCCTCCGAACGCCCGCGGCCCGCACGGTAGACGAGGTGTGTCGCTAGCAGCGCATGGACGGCCGTGTCGTTGGTCAGCGGCACGATGATGTTGACGCGGCGAGTCTTGAGCAGGTCGAACGCGTCTTGCCACTCCGTAGCGCTCACGACCCCCTCGGAGCCGCCCGTGAGGAAGATGGCACCGGCCGTGTTCGCCGGCGGTGCCGTCGCCCCCGTGGCCGCAGCAGCGTCGAGGTACGAACTCTCGTCGGTGATCTTGTCGACGATCGCCATGAGGTCACCGAGGAACTCGTAGGCGGCGCCCATCACGCTCTGCGACGTGACCGCGTCGAGGTCGGTGCACTCGTAGGTCGTGGGGTTGCTGACGCTCGTCGTGGCCGTGAGGCCGTCCTTGCCGTTCAGGTAGTCCGCGAGCCGCTGGATCGTCGTGTAGACGCTCAGGGAGGCCGTCAGAGCGGTCACGGAAACCGTGACGGTGCGCGCGGCCGCGACGTCGCCGAGCGCGATCACGTCGATGCGGCCGAAGGCGCTCGTTCCGACGACGGGAACAGCCGCACCATTCGTCATGTCGAACCGGCCCGACACCGCTGCCCCCGTCGAGGAGATGCCCCACACCGCGACGTCGACGGCGGCATTCACGTCGATCGATACCGTGAGCACGCCCGCGGCCGGCGCGTTCGTGACGATCGCCACACCGCGCGTGAGCGTCGCTGGCGCGAGTGAGAAGAGCGTGGTCGGGATCACGGTGTCGGTGACGAGAATCGTCCCGATGCTCGCCGCACTCTTGACCGCGCCGAGCACCTTCGCGAAGGTCAGGAGACCCGGGACTGGCGTCACGCCGTTGAGCGCGATGACCTCGGAGATCGGCACGTTCAGAGCGTCGAGCCCGTACACCCGGACGGTCTGCGTGGTGTCTCCGGCGTCGCCGCTCACGACACGCACGAGACCGGGGACAGCGATGTTCGCGGTACGCTCCGTGACGAGACCTGCTTCGGCCTTCGTCGCCGCGAGAGAGAACGTCGTCGCGTTCTTCGTCGCGCGCACCGTGCTGTACCCGTCGACACCGGGCGTGTAGAGCAGGTCGAAGATCGGGTCGCCGCCGACGTCGTCGAAAACCTCCGTCTCGTCCTCGAAGACGATCGTGACCTTCTTGCCTTGCGTCGTGCCGGTGGCGACCTGCACGTTGATCTGGTTCGTGAAGAGCCCCCAATCGACCGAGGTGAGCGTGATCGAGTTGCCGCCGCTGCCGTCGAGGAGCGTGATCGACGACTGCACGGCCGGGTTCACCTTCACCGCCACGATCCGCTGCGCACCGCCCGGCACTGCGTCGTCGAGCGATGGCTCGAACGCGAACTGCCCCGCGGTGCGCAGGTTGCCCGAGCGGTAGGCGGCCAGCATCTTCCCCGGCTGCGTGTAGTCCGAGTAGGTGCTGTCGACGGTGAGCGGCTTGCCGCCCTCGGCCGTGCCGATCAACGCCACGATGCCGACGGCCGACGCGCTCACGCCCGCCAGCTCGCTCGCATCGACCACCGCTGCGGCCTGCGGGACGTTGATCCGACGCCCCCCGAAGAAGATTGACGTCGCCATGGCTTACCTCCGCTCCCTCTCACAGAAGATCTTGAACTCTGCCTGCCACTCGGCGGCAGAGAGCTTGCGCGTGCGCGTCTCACGGCTCTCGAGACGCACGACGTGCAAGAACGCCTGTTGCAGCGGATCCCGGCTCCCGCGGAAGTGATTGGCCGCTGTGATCTGCGGCTCTCTCACCGCATCCTGTACGGTTTTCATCGGGGGTGTGTTCTCCGGAACGGGGTTCCGCGGGCGCTTACTCATCTTCATCACCCTCTTCACCCTCTTCACCCTCAGTGGGTGTGACTCCACCCCGCACCCCATCCACTACCACATCGTTCATGAACACTCCAGTGATGCGGTAACCGGACGAGTCCAATCGTAGCAGCGGGACCGAGCTAAGGCTCTGACAGCTTAGCCGAACGACTCGCACGAACATGTTCTCGGGGATGTACCCCTCGTCGGGCTGTAGCTCTCCCCCGGACACGTGCGGATCGACGATCCCTGCCTTGAGCATGAACGGCTTGGCCGCGATCAGGATCAGCTTGATGAAGTGGTACAAGTACGAGCAAACGACGGGGTGCTCTGCATAGCAGAAGATGTTGTACGTCTGCTGAAAGTGGGCACCCACGTACTCCGAATACGGCCCACTCTCGTCGGGCAACGTTTCCCCGACGTAGTCCGCCAGATAGCCCGAATCGTTCTCGCTTTCCTCGCCGAGCACGACCGACACGATCGGAGGGTCGATCGTCGTGCGGGGGTATCCGAGCGTGACAGTGGGTGGACGTCGCTGGAGGTTCGTCACGAACTCGGCGCGCTCGGCCTCTCCCGTCAATGGATCGAAGAAGTGCCGGAACAGTCGCGTGGTCTCTGCCACATTGGCTGGGTTTGAGAGCTTCTCCAGCTCGATGCGCAGCACCGAGAACAGGATCCGCTCGACCATGATCACGCTGGTGCGAGCCTGCGCGAGGTCAGGGCCGTCGAAAAACGACTCCACGGTGGCCCCGAAGTCGGCACCGGGGTTACGAGCCTCGAGAACTTCCTTACGTCCCATCGCTGCTGCTCAGAGAAGCGGCCACCAAGCGCATCGCGATCTTCTCGATGTGCTTTTGGACCCGCGGTGCAAACCGTCGAGGAGAGACGCCCGGGTGGAACCAGTTTTGCCGGAAGTTGCCGTCCTCGTCCTCCCCCATAGTGACAGATCGAGAGATGGTGCGGAAGGTCTGATAACTCGATTGCGTCGCCCCTTCGTACTTCTTCTCCTTGCGCACCATACCCATATAGATCGGGGTGGCGTGCCAGGGCTTCTCATGACGCGTTAGGATCGCGCGAGCAGCTTCCTTCATCGGCATGTTCGGGTTCAGACGGCCGCCCCAAAGCGTCTTTGCTGCACGGGTCGAAGATGCGGGGCGTGAGAGCGTGGCCTGAAGTTGCTTCGCCACTTCGTGAATGGCCTCGGGCATCACACGCCCAACGTTGCGCCCGCCTGTTCCCGGAGTGCCGTGGCGGAACGGGATCACGAGGTAGGGACCTTTCTTCCCCTGCTTGGCCTTCGGCGACTTGAGCATCCACTCGCGCATGTCGCCGCCAGGGAAGCCATTCTCGACGAGGTTCGGTAGAGTGCCCACCAGCTCGATGAATGCCTTGTTGTCCTTGTAGAATACTTGGATCCCCGCCGCATAGTCGCGCGAGGTGGAGGTCAGCTCGGACTGCGCGAGCTTCTTCCAAAACTGCACGCCGGCGGCCCCGATCCCCTGCATCGCACGCGACAGGTCAGGGCGACGCGGCATCGCCCCCGCGACCGCGGTGACGAGCTTGTCGAGGTCGATGCGAAGCAACGTCACAGCCCACCCGTAACAGGCGCGACGACGTCTTTCGGAAGGTTCGCGTCGAGCACGAAGTCCAGGTACGCAGCACCTTGGATCGGATGAGAGATGATCCGATCGACGTTCTTCGCTGACTTGCGTCCGCTCGTGTCATCTCGGAGCGAATGCGGAACGCTCTGAATGACCCACACGGGGTGGAACTCGTAACGCAGACTGATCTTCGTGCCGTCGGGCACGAGTGCATGCCCGACAGCAGTCCACTCGATCCACCCGTCTTTCGTCAGGCGGTAGTGCACGTCGCGCTCGAGAAACACGGCCTCTGAACCGATCCACACGACGATGCGCGTCACGTCGAGGATTCGATAGCGTGCCGTGTCCGTGTTCATCGGGAGCACACTCCGGATGCCACGTCGATTGCCCTTCGTGAGCACTTCGTTGAAGGTGGAGACCGAGTCTCGCATCTCCAGGCTGTCACGAAACCCGAGGCGGTGCTCCGGAAGCACTGTGACGGAGCACTTCCCGTCGAGCCACATCGAGAACTTCTCGAAGATGCGCGTGCCCTTGTCGAACTGGACCATGTGCGCCTGGATTGCCAGCGGGTCAATGTAGTAGAAGCCTGACCCGTCGCACAGCGTGCAGTTGATCGCCGCCTGGTTCGTCGTGTCGTCCATGCGCGGGCAGAGCATCGCCTTGCGCCAAATCACGTACTTCCCATGCTGTGCGATTGCTCGACGGAACTCCTCTTCGCGGAAGTCGGCCCGCGTCTTCCCTTTCGGTGGTGCCAGTGCGGCCGTTTCTACCGGAGGTCCGGATGGACCTCCGGGACGACGCGGCAGCTCAGTGCGAGGTACCTCCACCCGTCGATCCGGGTTCGTGCTGGGCGCCGGGGGTTTCACGCTACGACCATCCCGCCCACGCGCTTGTAGTACCGGCGGAGCTGCGGCATCTGCTCCTTGATCTGCTTCAAGTATTGAATGATGCGCGCTCCGAAGCCCGCATTTGTGGCCGACGACGTCGTGCCGACGTTCTGGCTCAAGCCGTCCAGGCTCAAGCTGATCGTTGCGATACCTGCACCGGCGATCAAGTCGCCGAAGATGTTGAATGGTCCGATGCTCGCGAACATCCCGATGATGTCGATGATATTGCGGGGGATCTTCCCATCCTCGAAACCCGCCGTGTAGGTGATCTCGAAGAGCTGCGGAAGATGTTGCAGTCCGTTGTAGATCGCCGGGAGGAACGAACCCCCCTGCCCGATCAGCATCTCGGATAGGGTTCCCGCTGTAGGGATGATCTGAATGTGGCCCTCGGCCGCGTTCAACCGGAACCACTCGGGGGGAAACTCGACGACGTTCTGTCCGCTCGGATACTGGACCCTAAACTCGCTCACCTCGATCACTGGATACTGATCGAGCTGCAAGAACTGGAACGCGTTGAAATCCTGAATGTGATAGTCGTGCTTCTCGACGAACTGTGTCGGTAGGATTGAGATGTCGATCTGGTGCTCCAACCACCGGATCGCCGTCAAGATGTAGTGCTCGAACGTCGAATCGGGCATCGGCTCGCCCGCGTCGTTCGTCAAATCCACCCCGAAGAGGTACCGCGCTTTCAGCTCCGGCACCGACAGGATGTTTCGCAGAGCCAGGCCGACACCGGCGATCGAGTCGGATGCTTCCGTCAGCTCTCCGCTCTTCGTGTTCAGGTACCGGACACGGTAGTAATAGCTCGGGTCTCCCGATCGATCGCGCCACTCGTAGGCGATCTTCGCTGGCTCCAGCGCGGGACGATCACTTGTGGAAGTCGCTTCCGTCCATGTGAGCCCCCCGTTGATCGAGCGCTCCACGACGAATCGATCGAAACCTGACGCGACCACGTCGGCGATGTCCTCGTCGACGATCGCCACCTTGATCACCGTGCCCTTGGCCTCGGTGGTCAGGTTCGTGTTTTCGACCGCTGTGATCGGGAAGTGGGACATAGATCAGCCCTCGGCCGTCTCATGCAGCGCGTACCCCGCGAGCGCGCGGGGAGGCTGCGGGAGCGCGTGCGAGCCGGTGTTTTCAGTCGAGTCCATTTCAGAACCCTCCGCGCGGCGGTCCGTGCGTCCACGTCTCGCGGTCGTCCAGGTCCGCGTGAGTCGTCGACGCGTCGATCACTACGCGCACGCCGCCGACCGTCTCTGCGCGCCCGGCGAGCGCACGGATCGTATCGTCGATCTCGATCGCGGCGCGCCCGTCCGGGTGCACGAGCGGCAGCGTGTGCGTCTCGGTGTAGGCGGGCGGCGAGCCGATCGCGCGATGGTAGCCGGGCTCCCCGTCCACGTGCGTGCGAGGGTAGCCGAGGGCGCGATCAATCGCGGCGAGTTGTCGGTAGATCGCAGGGTGAGTTGCGCTAGGGTAGATGCGTACCGGTCTCATGCTCGCCTCCTCATGGCAGCCCGTACATGGCGCGAACGATCGTCTCGACCGCGGCGATCTGGGTGAGAATGCCCGCGGTGATTCCGGTGCCGCCCGAGCCGGTCAGGATGACGTCCGCGGCCATCGCGCCCGTGAAGCCGGACGACGAGGCGCCTACGATGTCCGCGAGATTGCCGTATCCGCCCGACGTATTACCGTTGAACGTCTGCGCGAGCAGATCGTTGACCCCGTTGAACCTAACGTTTCCTTCGTTTGTTGCCAACGTCGAATCGTTCGTGCACGTGACGCACGCCGCGGTCGCCATTGTGTGCGCGTTGCTGCGGGGCCCGGAGATGTTAGTCCCGTCGCGGAACTGCGGGATGATTGAATCGGTGAAATCGTTGACGACGATTCGATGGTGTCCCGCCGCAGCATCCGCACCGCGCGAGGCGACACGTCGTGTTAGCGTGTCAGAGTCTTTCCACACGACGATCCGAGCGATCCAGTCCATCGCGCTCAGATCGTACGCGGCAGAGGACATATTCAGCGAGCTCGTGAAGACGAGCGCCGGCCGCGAGCCGTCGAGCCCCGTCGCGTCGCGGGTCGGGCGCTGCGCGTCGGTGCCCTGCGTGAGGTTGCGCGCGTTGCCCGACTGATCGAGCCAGACGCTTGCTTTCGCGCCCACGAGCGTGAGGTCGAGCGCGTCGGTGCGCACGAGACGGAGCGCCTGCACGAGGCTCGGGGCCGCGGCGAGGATCGCCGTCGCGCCATTGATCGTCACCGCCGCCGAGTCCGCCGAGGTCGTGCCGCCGGGGCCGGTGGCGTTCTCGCGCACGACGGCGGCGAGGCCCTCTTGCGCGAGAAGGTACGTGTACGCTTCGACCGTCGCAGCCGACTGAGCAGTCAAGACGGCGATCGCATTGACCAAGAGGGTGTAGGTGCTGCTCGTCGCGCCGACCACGGTGCCCGCGCCGACCACGGGCGAGCCGCCCGCATAGGACGTGCCGCCAAGCGTCGGGGCTGCGGAGAAGTAGGGTACGATCGTCTGCGGGTTGCTGGCGGCGGCGACGGTGGTCCCACCCGGCCCTGTCGCGGTCACGTTGCAGGCGAGCACGGCGCCGGGGTCCGTTGTCCCGTTGACCGTGTAGGGCGCTGCGATCTCGCCGCCAATGTCCACGCCAGCCCGCGTCCACTGGTATCCAGAGGCCGCGCCGCCGAGCACGGTACCTCCGCCACACGTCAACACCTGGCCCGTCGCCGGTGTGCCGCTGATCGAGGGCGCGACCGAGAAGTAGGGGCGGATGGTCTGCGGGTTGCTGGCGGGAGCAGTCGTCGAACCGCCAGGACCCGTCGCAGTCACGTAGCACGTGAGGGCGGCGCCGGGATCGGTGGTGTTGTTGACGGTGTACGGCGCGAGAATCTCCCCGCCGATGTCGACGAGCGCTCGCTTCCATTGGAAGGCCCAAGAGGTCGCACCAGCCGTCGTGCCCTGATCGCAGGTGAGCACCTGGCCGGCGGCCGGCGTGCCGCCAAGCGTCGGGGCCACTGAGAAGTAGGGCTTGCCGATCGCGGCGTTGACCGTCTGGCTCACGGAGCCCGCGCTGCTCAATGCGGTCTCGATGTAGCTGAGCTGTAAACCAGCTCCGGCCGATGTACGCGTAAACGTGAGTCCCACCGCACCGACAATAGGCACACCTGCGTAGGTCCAGATACGCGTAACAGCAGGCACAGGCACGCCTGAGTACGTCCCGGGAGTCGCCGTGACCACCGTGCCGACGGACCCGTCGTCCGGCGTGAGCGAAGGCGCTGTGAGGGCCTTGGGTGCGACGAAGGGAGGCACCTGAAAACGCGCTCGAGCCGGCAGATTTGCCGGAATATGGGCGCTTCCACGTATGCGCCCCGAGCCCGTCATCTCAGACCTTCCGCCCGTGATCGATCCGCGTGAAGTAGACCGTGTGTGCGGCACCCGCGGCCGCCACGATCCCGGCGAATCGATCGTTGTATCCCTGCCTCACGTTCAGCTCGAACACGTACACCCCCTCGGGATCGACAGGGAATGAGGGCACGGCTATCGTCGCAGTGATCGTGCCCGCGGCGACGAACTTCCCGAAGCGGAGCCAGCAGCGCGCCGTGGGCTTCCCGCCGGTCCCGAGGAGCACCTGGATCAGGTACCTTCCAGGCTCGATCGCTCCGTCGGCGTCCGTGATCTGTGCAGATGCCGCGTTGGTGATCTCGAGCTTTCGCGTGATCCCCAAATCCGCGGCGTAGAACGCCATCAAGTCGTCGCCACGTGCACCCACGACAGCCTCCTTGCTTCACTCGTCGAAGAGCGCTTTCTCCAGCGCGGCGCGAACCTCTGACTTGAGCATCTTCGTGAGATCCGGGATCTCGTAGTCCTTGGCACGGTATTGCTCCGCGATCCGCAGCAGCTCGGCCTTCGTCTTTCCCTCCAGATCGGGGCCGTCTTCCTCGACGCTGGACTCGACCTCGGCGGCGAGCACGGGGGGTGGCGGGGGCGGGGGCGGGGGTGGGGGCGGAGGTGGCGGCGGCGGCGGCGGCAGGGTCGACTCGACGACGAGCGCCGACGGCGGTGTTTCGACGGCCGGGGGCTCGACGATGGGCAGCTCCGGGGGCGGGCCGGCGCTCTGGACGGCCGGCGGCAACGGCGCAGCAGGTCCCTCGAAGTCGAGGCTCTGCCGCTCCTGGACGTCGGCGCGCGCCGTGCCGGCGGCGTTCGCCTCGCGCACTAGCCGCCGCGCGTGCTCCTCTTCGTCGAGGTGCGCTGGTCGCGAGAGCACCTCCCCCAGACTGGCCCCGTCGATCGGCTGCCACCCGGGCGTGCCGCAGAGCCAGTTGCCGAAGTCGCTCGGCACCTCGAACACCCCGCACGCGTCGCCTCGATACACCGCCCTGTTCGGGGCGGCCAGGTCGCACAGTGCCAGGTTGATGTTACGCACCTTCATTGTCCGGTCCTCCGTAGCAGAAATGGGCGAGCGAGCCTTCCGCCCGCTCGCCCACTCTACCAGGCCGAATCACCAGGGACTAGGCGAGAAGATCCGATCACGCGCTGCCGAGGCTGCCCGGCGCTCGACCGACGTTCTTCACGACGATGTTCTTCTGCGGCGTGTACATCTTGATGCAGCCGTAGATGACCTGCGCCCAGCGGATGCTGGTGTCCACCGCCGCGAGCGGGATCCTCGTCATCGGGAGAAGCTGCGCCCACGAGAACGACGCTTGGTTCTGCTGGAGGACGAAGCCCTTGCTCGTGCCGGGGATGTCCGCGTTCGTGTCGGTGATCACCTGCGTGACCCCCGACCGCGCGACGCGCGTCATGAGCGCGCACGTGGCCGCCGCGCCGCCGAGCGTGCTGCGGTAGATCTCGTAGAAGGTCGTGCCCTGGCCGCCGTCGGCGACCGTGAACGTGACCTGCTGGCCCGCGAGGACCGCGACGCTGGCGCTCGTCACAGGTAGCGACAGGCCGAACCGGTTCCCTGCCACGACCTTGTAGATGTAGGTCCCGGCGTCGGCCGCGCCGAAGCTCGAGCCCGCGCCGCCGGCGGCCGGTGGCACCGTGATCGCCGCCGCGAGGGGGCGCTTGCTCGTCGAGCCGAGGCCCGCCGCGAGCGCCGTGGGCCCGTCCTGGATGAAGACGTGGTCGTGGAGGTTGACCTTGCCGTTCTGCCCCTGGAACGCGGTCACCTGCGCGCCGAGCACGCCCGGCTGCGGGGCGATCGCGAAGCGCTGGCGGTCGTAGACCTGCTTCGCGAGGTCCGCAAACGCACCCGTGGCGAAGTACGCGTCGGTGCCCACGCCGAAGTTCTGGCGGATCATGAGCATCATGTCGTTGAGGCGCTCCTCGGTGAGCGGACCGCCGCGGAGGTCGACGACGTTCGTCGGCGCGCCGTCGGTGATCGACTTCTCGAGGCCGTCGAACTGCTCGGGGATGAGCGAGGAATCGCCGAAGAAGAGCGCGTTCTCGAGGTTCTTCAGCAGCTCCATCGTGCGGTTCATCGTCTCTTGCGCGATCACGTTGCCGTGCGCTGCGCGGACGGTGTTCATCACGTGAGTGACGCGGCCCGTGATGCCGAGGTACTTGATCAGCACGGTGACGCGCTGGTAGGTCGAGTCCTCTTCCTCGGGGAGATCTCCCTCGGTCATGAAGCCGAGGTTGAAGCGCCTCGTGCCGCCGCGGCCGTAGGAGGTCAGGCGGTTGAACTCCTCGACGGTGTTGCTCGCCGGGACCTTCGGGATGGTCTTGAAGAGCTTGATCTCGTCCATCTCGTAGGTGAGGTTCTTGAGCGTCGACTCCAGGCTCTCCGTGCGGAGGGGGAAGCCCTCGCCGGCGGAGGTGCCGGGGTTGTTGACGTCCGAGCCGGCCGCGAGGGCCTTCTGTAGCTGCGCGAGCTGATCCGGCGTGGACGTACCGAAGCCGTCGCCGTACCCCCCCGAGCCGAAGCCGGCGTAATCGCGCGCCGAAACGTGTGCTCCGAGCATGTTCTGTCTCCTTCGTTCTCTGTTGGTCTACGCGTTGGTGCGCGACGTGATCAGTGGTAGCTCTTGGCGAGGTTCTGCTCCGACGGCGAGCAGCCCTTCAAGAAGTTGGTGACGGCCGAGTGCGTCTCTTGGTCGTAGACGCCTCCGCCCTCGAGCAGGCCGATCAGCTCGAACGTGCGGCGGCCGCCGATCTCGCGCATCCCCTTCTCGAGGTTCATGTACGAGAGCGTCGAGAGCACCTCGCTCTTGTTGAGCTGCTCCGAGGGTGCTCCGGTCTCGCCCGGCATGGCCTTGTTGAGCGGCTGTGCCGTGCCCGTGACGCCACGCTGCACCGGGACCGGAGCGTGCTCCAGCACACCGAGCTTCGCGCCGAGATGGTTGATGACCTTGGCCTGGCTCTTGACGAGGTTGCCGATCTGAGAGACCGCCGCCGCGAGCGCCTTGTTGACGCCAGCCTGGCTCTGCTGGCTGCCGAGCATGCTCTTCGTGAGCGCGTCGATCCTGTCGCCCACGGCGGTCGTGAGGCCGTCGAGGTAGGGCGAGATGTCGACCATCTGCTGATCGTCGCCGAGCTGATCGCCGAGCTGATCGCGGAAGCTCTTGGCGAGGTTGCCCTGCGGCTCGCTCTTGAACGCGGGCGGACAGCCGCCGCCTTCGCCGGACTCGTCGTCGTCCTTGCCCTTGCCCTTGCCGCTCATGAAGGCGCTGAACGCCGCGATGAGCCCGCTGGGGAGACCGGCCGCCTCCATCTTCGCGATCATCATCGAGTCGAGCGTGCCCGAGTCGCTCCACGAGCCCTGGCCGCCGCCCTGCTTGCCGCCCGAGCCGACCGTGCCGCTGTTCTCGATGCCGCCCTTGCGGAGGTCGGTCGCGTCGGCCGCCTTGACGAGCTTCGCCAAGAGCCCCTCGAGCTTATCCACGTCGACCGTCTCGTTCTGTTCCGCCATGATGGTTCTCTCCAGTTTCCTACGCGGCCTCGGCGGGCCGCATCGCGAAGTTGACGATCTGTTCTGCTGCGCCCCTGGATAGCCGAGGCTCCAGCTCACACAGCAGATCCAGGGCTTCCGACTTCGTCATGCGCCTCTTCTTCCGGCGCTTCTTGTCGGGCGGGGGATCCGCCTCGAGTGATTGTGGTACGAGCGGGACACC